ATGGCATCGGTAATTAAGATAGGAAATCAATGGCGGGCACAGGTAAGGCGCAAGGGCTTCCCGGCCGAAACTCGTACGTTCCCAACGAAGGGCCAAGCCACGGCATGGGCGGCGACAACGGAAGCGAACATGATGGCGCTGAAGCACCAGGACGTGCGCATCATATCAAAAAAGACGGTAGCTGACCTGATCGACAAGTATACAGAGGAGATCGGCGCCGTTAAACCGTTCGGGAAGAATAAGAAAGCCGTACTGGCGGCGCTACGCGTCCAGTTGGGCGAAACACTGCTACCGGACCTGACCGTCGAGCGGCTGACGCAGCACGTGCAGGCCAGGCAAAAGGCGGGCGCAGGCGGTGTGACAATCGCGATTGACTTGACCTACCTCGGCAGTGTGCTCAAGGCGGCAAAGAATCTCTGGCGCCTGCCGGTTGATCCGACCGTGACTGCCGCCACCCGAGATAACATGCGCTACCTCGGCCTGTCGCCGAAGTCCACGGAGCGCGACCGCCGCCCTACTTCCGACGAGTTGAACCGGCTAAAGGCCCACTTCAACGCAATCAAACGCCAGAAGGTCCCGATGGCAGATCTGATCGATTTTGCGGTGGCCACGGCAATGCGAGTAGGCGAGATTATCCGTCTACGCTGGGAAGACCTGGACGAGGCGCACCGTACCATTATCATCCGCGACCGCAAGCACCCGACAGAAAAGATGGGCAACGATCAGGAAGTTCCCCTCCTGGGCGAAGCATACGACATCGTAAAACGACAGCCACGCCGTGAAAAAGAAGAGCGGATCTTCCCTGTCACGGAGGGAACGATCAGCACCATTTTCCCCAGGGCATGCAATAAACTGGGGATCGAAGATTTACGCTTCCACGATTTGCGGCATGAAGGGGTGTCCCGACTTTTTGAGCAGCGCTATTCGATTGAAGAGGTTGCACTTGTTTCTGGCCATCGAGATTGGAAAATGCTGTCACGATATCTTCACTTACGAGCAAAGGATTTACATCGAGCGCCGCCCCCTATCTCATCCTCTATCGACGGATCGAAAGTAAATTAGCCACACTGCTATATTTGACCTCATTCTACCTATGGACCAAAACGAAGACTGGATTCTTTCCCATTTCTCAAACGAGCCTACACCCAAACTGACAAACCTAGGTCTGTTTGACCATGCTCAATACATTCGCGAATTGCCGCTAATACGTCACTACACAGGAAGCCTGCATTTAGTCGAAGCGCTGCTTGTGAATATCAGAGAAATATACTCGGCATCGGAGTGGCATCTAAAGGAGTTTCAAAAATCTGGTCAGATGAATCGGAGGATTATCCAGTCCGCCTCGCAAGAATTCTCTCGCCTTTTACTAAACTCCCTTACTGCATTTAAAGCGCTCATCGATCACACCGAAGCCTCCTACAGGCGCCAGTTCGGGGAAAACTCCGAAGAATTCCAGAATTTTAAGTTAATGCAAAACGAGGCGTTTGACACTAACTTCGAGTACCGATTCTTTTATAAGTTGCGAAATTATTGCCAACATATAGGAATGCCCCCAGTTGGCGTACGGTTCGAAGACTCATTAGCGGGGGCGGCTCTACACGTGCGCCTGGATGTGCAGTCCCTAATCGATGAACGATCTGTTTTTGGTGCGAAAGTCGCCCTAGAACTTGAGACTCTTTCAGACTTCCCGCTATTCGATCACCTGGATGTTTGGCGGAGCGAAATATCGAAACTCTGCATTGCAGTCTTGGCCCTTCGAAGAAGCCAAGCCATGCCTGTGGCCAATCGCATCCTGATGTATAGAGAACGTATAGCGACCCCGGATGGGGGCCTTTGTTACCACCGGCAGTTAGCGCCAGAAGGTAACAAAATGCGAATGACCCTGCATTGGTTGCCCGAAGACTTGGCGGAGCAAATCAAGACTGTCAGCGAAATGGAATTATGCTCACGTGCAGTCCTCCACTAGAAAACCGAAACAGTCATCGCCGCCTGCAGTTGACTTAGACAAGAAACCGCCTCGTGAGGTGCGCACGCAAGCCGATTCACGCTGGCCTGACACCGCTCCACCAGCGCGGTTCAAGTGTCGGGCACGCAATCAATTTAGAACAGGCCAGCTGGCTCCGCGGCTCGATCCCAACTATAGATTATCAATTCCTGACGATCCACGGCCCGGCCACCGCCGCCCACAGTGTAGGAAATGCCTGTCGTCTCCATTTGGAAGCGCGCGAATACGCGCCTGATATCGGGGTGGTCATTTAGGCTAAGAATCGCCTTACCCTTCAACCGTGCCATCAAGACGGCCATGCGCTCGTACTCTGACAGAGGGAAGTCCACGCCATACCCTTCAGTTTGCCAGTACGGCGGATCAAGATAGAACAACGTGTGCGGCCGGTCATATCGTTCAATGCACTTGTACCAGTCCATATTCTCGATGTAGGCACTGGCCAAGCGTAAATGTGCGGCCGACAGATTCTCCTCGATGCGCAGCAGGTTGACCGGCGGCGCCGTGGTTGCAGTGCCCCAGGTTTGTCCCTGCACCTTGCCACCAAAGGCCTGCTGCTGTAGATAGAAGAAGCGCGCCGCGCGCTGGATGTCCGTCAACGTGTGCGGCGGCGTGTCCTGTAGCCACTTGAAAACGTCGCGGCTGGAAAGAGCGTATTTGAACTGGCGGACGAACTCCTCCAGGTGATTCTTGACGACCCGGTACAGGTTTACAAGTTCGCCGTTAATGTCGTTGATTACTTCGACGTCGGCTGGCGGGCGCATGAAGAACAGCGCGGCGCCGCCGGCAAATACCTCGACGTAGCAAGTGTGCGGAGGGAATTGGGGAATAAGACTGTCGGCCAAGCGTCGCTTGCCCCCGATCCAAGGAATAATAGGTGTTGCCATTAGTAAACCTTTTTGTTGTTAACTATGCTAGACTTCCGCCGCCTCCCGGGAGGTAGCAGAGCCTTGCTCGGTTCACTGGCCTGATCAGTGGATTGAGGCCGTGCCCGCCTGTTCGCGCAGGCAGGCACGGCGCCCTGTTTTGAATACTCGACAATGCGAGCACATGAAAAAACTACTATTTACTGCCGCCTTCGCACTGCCGTTTGCAGCGCAGGCCGAGCCGATTCAAGTTCCGAAATTTTTTGAAGTCCATGTTGAAATGACCCAGGCAGGCAAGGTCATCTATGCAGCCGACGCCTTACTCCCTCGCAATCAGGAGATCAATGACGGCCAAATTCAACAGCTGCCAATGGCATACTCCTGTCCACCGCCTGAACATTTCACAGTGCCGCCGACCTATAAGTCGGGACTCGCAATCAGTGCGTTTGCATATGGGCACTGGGATCTCGCCGGAATCGAATTCCAATACACTCTCGCCGAGGCAAAAGGTCCAGTCGAAACGATGATGGGACGCTGCACCGTGCAGAAGGTTATCAGCACGGTCCAATACGCCAATCCTAACTTCCGTATTCGTGAAGGGGAAACGCTCAGCTTCGGCGGTGACGGGTTGGGCCTTAAGTTCACGCTCAAGCGAATGTACGTTGAACAACCAGCCGGCATCGTCGCAGGCAGGTTTGTCCAATCGATGCCATAATGGCTGTAGCGTGCAGACGTCTGCACTACTTAGAGACTGCTTGCTGGGCCTCGTAGTACTCACGCAACCCAAGCGCTAATTCACGCCAGGCACGGCAGGATTTGGCATTGTGCGCGTCTGCTTCCGCGACTTCAGCAAGCGGAATTCCGGCGGATTCTCGGTCAGAATCGGCGGCAGGTCCGGCAGCATCTCCGGACCAGGCGGCGTTGAAGCTGCGCACGAAGCCAACACTAACGCCATCGAGCAAATCGTCATCGGGCGTGACCAATACCGGTACTTGCTTTTCAATTTCTTCTCCCTTCACATAAATAGTACGAATTCGGTCGCGGTACTTGACCTCAGTTTTCACCACGACCCTTGCTCGCGCGTTCGCCACCTGAAGGCCGCGCTTTGCCTGGGCTTCCACATAATCGATGTGCTCCTGACCCGCAGTACGCTCACCGTGCAACATGCCCAGCAGGTACATCACAATGGCGATCCCCGCCAGTGCAATCCAGCGCGCCGGCGCCGGCAGTAAGTTGGTCATACGATGCCCTCCGAATAACTGACGCGTCCGCCCGAGAAGCGCGCGGTCAGGATCTGGTTGCGCTGCGCACCGCTGGCCAGGCCGATATGCACCCAAGCACCCTCGTAGATCAGTTGATCGAACTTGACGCCGGCAGCAATGATCGCTGTCGCCAGCTGCTTGGGCGACAGCGAGGGAGCAGTGATATCCGCTGCCAGGCCACTCAAGTGCGCGCTATTGGCAGCGCCCCCGATGGCACGATTCAGCGCTGGGCTGCGGTATCCACTTGAAATGCGGATCGGCAGTCCAACTGCTGCACGGACCTCTTCGAGCAATGACGCCAGGCGGCGCAGGTTGCCCACCACGGCCGCCGGCGGCGAGTTGTCGATGCCGCGACGTGTTGCCGTCTGCGATGCGGTCATCTCTTCAAGCGTGAAATGTGCGCTCAGGTTCACAGTGCCTCCCTTACGCGCTTGACAGCGGCGGCAGCGTCCTGCGCCACTTCGCCAATGTCCTTGTTGCGCCGCGCGTCCATCCAGCGCACGATCCAGCCAATCACCCACCAAGCCGGCAGGCCAGCGACGACCATCAATGGTGCCGCGACGAAAAGGAAGCCCAAGTCAGGCATAGCGCCGTACATCGCGGCTACAGTGCGCGCTGACTCAAACAAGCCAGGGCTCGACGAATGGACGGCGATGACCAGTACCGGGCCGGCCACAAACGATGCCAGCAGCGTGCTGGCCAGCCGGATCGCCGCCTCCGTCAAGGTGCGCGGCCACATGAACATGAATGCAAACGCGCTGGCCACGGCGCCAGCAACCACACTTGCACCGAAAATTTTGACCAGGGCGCTGCCGCCGGCAGCAGTAGTTTCAATTGCCATAGTGTCTTTCATGGTTGGAGAATGAATTGCGAAGATTGGGGAGTCGGCGCAGCTGGGGCGCCCCATCCAAATTGCGAAAAGTAGAGCAGCAGCACGGCGAGGGCGTTGGGGTCGAAGCGCCAGGCATCGGGGATGCCCAAGGAGGCCGCCAACGCCTCCGCGCAGAACTTCCGATTGCGCGATTCCTGCACAGGCCCCAAAACGAAGTGCATATTCCCGCGAAGGTCGTAGAGCTCGCCGTCGTGGTCAACGAACCATTGGCGCGACGGAAGCTCTAAATGCGCCGGCAATCGCACGAAGTCCCAGCGCGCGGGATCATACGCAATGGTCTTGAATCGAACGCCGTCGTCCTCAAAGCTGGCAGACGCCGACTCACCGTCGCTGTAAACAGCCTCACAGTGGCTATATGGGCCGCGCATCCAGAAACGCACTCCCCGGCTGTAGAGGCCAGCGACGCCCGGACGAGTGCCCTTGTAGAACGCAGCATGGAAGCCTGCAGGCTGGCGATCCAGCATTCCTGGCAGCTTTACCATTTGACCTCCTCCAGTTCGGCGAAGGTGGTTGCCGACGCTACCTGCGCTTTCAGCTCCTGTGCGCGTTGGAAGTTCAGCGAACCGCGCTGGGTAAAGGCGCTATAAAGTGGGGCGAAGTCTTCCACCGTTGGCAACGGGATGTACGTGTTGTCCGACGCCTTCCAGGCGCCAGGGAAGTCCGGCGGGAACGCTCCGGTCAGAGCAATGCTTAGCGCGGTGCCGAGGATGTCGGTGGTGCTCAGAGCATCGCACTGGATATGCTTGCCGGCAAACGGAAAAATCGTTGCGTTCGCGTCCGCCCGCCAGCGGTTGATGTCAGCCAGGCGCTCGGACTTAGCCTTGTCCAAGCGCGCCGCCTCTGCCTGCAAGTATGCCTGCCAAGGAGCGCTTTCCTCATCGAGGATGAGCGCTCCACCTTGGATCGTGTACGCGCCAGAGACCCAGGGCTGCGGCAAGTCTTCAACATCCACGATGACGTGCTCTCCTGGGAGAGCCGAGACCGGCAGGCAAACGCCATCGGCCAGGTACTGGTCGTCGACCATAACAATGGATTGGAAGGGACCAAATTCGGCCCCTACTGAGATGAGCTTCTTCATGCAATGGACTCCACTACGTAGTAGGTGCGGATGGCGCCGTAGCACCCGGTCTGACCAAGGACGCGCCGGCTAGTGAGCGGGAGACCGTTTAGCCGGCGATTGAATTGGGTGTTGGACCCGTCCCCGTTCTTACCACCCGGGTTCAGCTGCAGGCTGGGGATGGACACGGCAGATACGCCCGTCTCAGAGCCCTCAAATTTGGCAGCGAGGAGGCCCCCGACGATGATGGCTGATGTCGCATCACGGCCGAGGATCTGCGGGGACCCGCTGTACTTTGCCCGTGCAGGTGATAGCGGGATGCTTGAGCCCAAGTTACCCTGGAGGTGGAGCCCCGAGTAAGAGTGGGCTGGCGCACTGACCGCCCCGGACCGCATACTATCAACGGCCATGGCCCCCTGGCTCGACTCGAAGCTCAGAACGGTGGTTCGGCCCTCAACGGCAGTAGCGCCCGATACGACGACCTCCGCGGAAACGTGCTGAGCGGCGGTGCCCGCACTCCCATCGACAGCAAGTACGCTCGTACCGTACAGTGCGATGCGGTCGGAGCTGATCCGGGCCAGGCAGAGGGTCCCCGTAATGTACGATTGCCAGGACATGTTGGCGATCGTGACAGACAGCGTCCCTGACGTGTCGGTGAGGATGCGCACGGCCCTGTTCTGGTCAAGGAGGAACCACTTCGATGGCGAGATCTGGCCCTCAATCAGTTGTCCGAGGTGCGGAGCCGCCAGGCTACCGTCCGCGGTGGACACCGTTGCGGTAGTACCTGATACGGAGATGAGGCCGACATTACCCGCGCAGAGTGTCAGGTAGCGGGAGCCCCACTGACGTACTGCATGGATGACCTGGGCAGAGGCCCACACCGCCTGCGTACCCGCCACAGCCGCCCCGCCTGAGACTGAGATCGGGACACCGTAGTGATTCACCCCGTCCCATCCGATGACCAGACCCACAGTGGAACTTACAGCGAACATGCTGTTGATCTTGGCCGGTACTCCACCCGCCTCGGCCCCGATCACGGGGGTAGTACCCGAGATCGTGATGACCCTCGTGGCACTGGTTGCATTGGACTTGGAATACCCGACGACGAAGTTGGATCCGAGGGCGATCAATCCGCCGTGATTGGGGCTGGAATCTTGTGCAGGGACGATACTGCTTGACAGCGTTGTTGGCACCGCGGTGTTCACGGTGATGCCAATGGCACTGATGCTCAGCACCACAGCCTGGAAGGCTGTGGTGGAGTCGCACGTACAGACCAGCACTTGGTTAGCTGCCGTGAGGACCGCATGCGCAAAATATAAGGTTGATCCCGCAGAGCGAATCAACGTCGGGGAGCCCATCGTTGCATCCGACGAGTCGTACATCATGCCGTATAGCGACGTGGTGCCGTGGAGTAGGATTAATGACCGGTTGGCATCGATGGTGATGAAATCATAGAGCCCGAGCTCAGTGCCCGTCCAAGAGACGGCCGCGGTGATGGCTGCGGGGTCTACGCCGAAGACGGTCCAGGTTCCGGCCTGCGTGCTGTTCTCGGCCAGGCCGACTATGGCCGTCCCGCGCGGAGGAATCCAGCCAAGTCGGCCGCCGGTATTGTCCTTAATGGCGTACGGGAAAGGACCGACATTCCGAATCGTGTGCAGAATGGCCGCACGGACGCAAGTACGCGCGTCAGGCAAAATTATTGCCTGGCCGTAGCCCGTGGACGTGATGGCCTGCGCGCCCTGACTTTGCGCCGTCAGGGTCACGTTGCCAGTCCCTGTCACGCCCTCGTACCCTGTGGACAGCATGACCCGAGTCCAGTTGGTCGGGTCATTAGCAGGGTCGGCGGCATTCGTGCCCGCCGTCTTGCGCCGATAGACTTGCTGGTTCACATTAGAGATGGCCGCTTGTCCCTGACTGTAGTTCGTCAACGGGTTGAACGCTACTGCGCCGGCTGCAGCAGTCGCTGTGATCGCCGACTGCGCGGCTTGCGCCGCACTGGTAGCCGCCTGAGTTGCAGAGCCTGCCGCTGCCTGCGCATTGGCATCAGTTTGGGCGCCGGCAGTGTTCAACTCGCTGATTGCCTTCGGAAATTGCGTCATGAACGTGGCCATGTTCTGATCGAAATCATCCTGAGGCTGGGTGCGCAATGCTGTTGTGATTGGTGAAATCGGCGTAAACGACATCAGACTTTTCCTTCAATTTGCAGGGCCATTTTTGAGAATGGATGGGTTTCGATGATGTTCTTGAAGCTTGAATAGGTTCCATAGATGAGGGCCGACCCGTACAGGACGGTTCCGACCCACACCACCGGTTTTTGACGATAATCGGCAAGCATCTCCTGCACTGAGTCGATGACCTCATTGCTTACTTGGACGTCGACGCTCATGCGCTTTGCGAAGCCACGCTTGACCGTCGTGCTGGTGCCGTCGAAATTGAATGTCGTGCTGGAGTAATCTTTGATCTCGGTGGAAAGCCCATATTCAGACAAGCCTACGTCAGCGATTGGCCCCACGACACACATGCCGCATTTCGCGATTCCGCCCGGCTTGCGGATGATGATCGTCACGAGCGCGTTGACATACACCGGCAACGTCACTGCGACGAAGTAGGTCCTTCTACGGATACGCTTGAAGCACCAATTGAAGTAGCTGGAATCGGAGTCGCCGATTACCAGGCTGTTGGTCGCCGAGAAAACAGTCCCATCAGCGCCGTCCTGGACGATAACGCTGACCTCGTGCGCATCAAGATTTCCGAGATAGACTCCGCGAACCACTTCCTTGGGAGACAGTACTAGGTAGATCTGGTCCTGATTTTCCGTCTGGGTGTTGTTGTACTGGTCCAGCATCCTCCAACGATTGGTCGCTCCCCTGCCAAGCCACTTGGTGGCGTCCGATAACGCCGCCCCCGAGTTGGCCGCGACGAGCGATTCGTAGACCACATTCGTCGTCGGATCTAGAGCCAGGTCGCCCTTCGCATACGAGATAGCAGCGTTATAAGGCGCCTCGGCAACCGTAACGTTCGAATACAGAAGCCCGGGCGTATTACTGACCACGTCGGCGGCCCGAGTCACCGCCGCGCCAGACGTCTTAATTGGCGATGTCGCACTGTCGCGTTCGAGCTGAGGCAGGCCAATGCGCAAGGTAATGTCGACAGGAACTCCACCGCCAGCGGTCAAATTCAAGTCGAACCTGCTATGAATGAACGCGGTGTCCGCCCCGGTCATTTGGCGCGTATGCGAAACCCGGCATTCGCTCAGCGGCGCAGCTGAGGGCGTAAAAGTCGAAGAGCCTGCCTCAGTCAGTGCCGGCGTCGAGCTGTACCCAATGATGAAATTCTCGCAGTTCGCGACACCAGACATCGAGCCTCCAACAATCCGAACAAAAATCGTGGAAACCCAGGTCTGGCCAGCTGCCGCTTTGGTTGCCGTCCCCATGTCGAACGGGATCATAACCTCGGGAACAGGCGCGGCAGCTGGCGTGCCGAACACCCGAATGTCGATGTATTCGATACCACTCTCTACCCCAATCCCGACGACTTCACGCGACACCCCCGTGGGCGCGCCGTACTGCCAGTTCGTTGGTAAGGTTCCTGGCATGCCGGCCACCGCGCCTAGCATTGTGTTATTCCGTACCCAGTTGGTGCTCTCCTTTTCCACGAGGGGCAACGGCGGCGCCGAAGGGTTCGAGGGATCGTGGGAGATCCTCAACACATTGTTTGCTGCCGATTGCAAAACGCCGGCACTGTCAAAATATGTTCCGGGCCCCGGCCGACTAATAGTGGTACTTCCCAGCAACACCGGATCGATGATCATCATGCTGACGTCCTCACTTCCGGCTGGCCGGCCGTGTCCCACGCATCGTGGATGTCGGCCGATACGCGCACGCTTTTGGCGATGGCGTACAGATGGCTTTCTGTAATCTTGCGCAAGTTTTCATTCTCCTTTCTCAGCTCACGCACCTCCTGCAGCAGCGCGTCGTCACCCCGGCCACGCAGCAGGCTAGCGGTCTGCTGCGCGTTGAAGATTCGGGACGGGCCGGTGACTTCCAGCTCCGGGCCGCGTTCTCCGACCAGGCGCAGGCCGCCAAGGTGATCCCCCCCGTGGCGAATGCCGGCACCTTCACCTGATACTCGCTGCTGCCTCGCATCGAGCGCGCGATGTCGTCGGCTGACGCCCCCTTCGACATCGCATCCATGTAGAACTGCAGGCCGCCTGCATCAGCAGTCCGGCCAAGCACCGACTGGTACAGGGCCTTCACCTTTGCCTCCGGCGAGTTCTTGATCGCGTCCACGATGGCGTCGGTTCCAACGCCATTGGTTACCTGGCCTTGCCAGAACTGCAGGCCCGCTGCGTCGGGTGCCCGGCCCAGCGAATCCTTGTAGGCCGAATTGATGCTTGCCGTCGCAGCCATCATCGAATTAGCCTGGGCGCTCGCGATAGCAGCGCTGAGCGCCTGGATCGCCTGGGAGAGCGTCAGGAGGTTTTTGTTCACCCCCTTCAGCTCTCCGATTTGCTCCTGGGCGCTGGCCAGCAACTCCTCCAGCCGTTTCTGCTCCGCATCGAAGGCAAGTGCTTCCTGCTCCTTCTGCTCATTGAGGACTTCCAGCGTGCGTTCCTCGACACTCAAAGCCTGGTCGGTCAACTTGCTCAGCTCCGTCAGGTCATTGCTGGTTTCGTAGAAATCCCGCAAGTAATCGACGTAGCTCGCAAACTGACTGGATGCGTCCTTGGTCAGGACGCCAAGCGACTTCTTCAGCGAGTCGGCACTCGGAAGAGGTCCGCCCGCTTTGGCAATTGCCAAAGCCGCCCGCACGTTGGCCTGCGCCGCTGCGCGTTCGGCCAACCCATTGCCTGGCCTTGTCATTTGATCGAGCGTGCTTCCCAGCAGAGAGGACACCGAGCGCAGCTTCTGCACGGACGCGGTGACCGAGTCAATACGGCCCTGGAGGGCACGCATCGTTGCCTCATGGGCCAAACTGATTGCCCGGCGCTCGCGCTCCACGGCGCTTTGCAGCTCCCCGTAGGCGCTGTCTACGTCGCCCAGGAGCACGCTCATCCGCTCGCGTTCGGATTCTTTGAGGCGGTCGAGAGCCGCGTGTTCGTCCTGCAGCGCATAGATGCGCTCCTGCAGGGGACGCAACGAAGCATCAAGCTGCTCCAACTCCTTCTGCCGTTGGCGCTGCAGCACTTCAGCCTGGCTGTGCGTTAACTCGAAAATCTGCGACTCCAGGTCAGCACGCTGGCGCGCGATGTCGTCCAATGCTTCGGCTTGCTCCGCCGCGGCATCGGTCAACATTTTGAACGCTGGAGCGAGCTTCATCAGGCCAGCATAAGTTCGCGCCCCCTCTTCGGTCGCCAATGCACCGGAATTGGCCAAGTCAAGCACCGCTTTTTTGAACTGGTCCGCTGTATTCACCTGGGCGTAACCCAAGGCCGCCATTTGCTCGGACACGTACTTCTGCACCGGCGCCAGACGTTCAGCGTCGTTCAGGAAGCCTTCTGCAAAGGCATTGGTCATCTCGGCCAGCGAATCGATACCTCCTGCCAAAGACAGCAGACGTTCGCGCGCCTCGAGGCTGGCCATGCCAGTCGCACCGAACGACGAGCCGATGGAATCCATGATGGAATTCAGGTTGGCGTAGTTCGACGCGATGCGAGTCAGCGTCTCGAAATAGCCTTCCCCGATCTGCTGGAACTGCTCCAGCCCGGCAACGCCGTGCTGCGCCATATCGTCGCCAAGCTTGGCGAAGGCCGCTTCCAGCTCCTTCTGAATATCCTCTCCCTTCAGGTCTTTTAGCGAAATCAAGCCGATATCGACGACGAATGAGTTCAGTTGGTCGGTAAACGCGTCCCCGTTGATGCCTAAGAGCTTGCCTGCCTCCTGGATGCTACCGGCCAGGCTGGCGATGATCTTGGTGAACTGATCATTCGCCTCCGCCCCCAGGTCAGATTTCGTGACGCTGACCTTGTCGCTGCGGAACCAGCCACCATCCTTCTTCGTCTCGGTGTACTGACTCGCCTTGAAGCCATCCGCAAGAATGCTGCTTAAGGATGCCCGGTCCGCCGTCAGACCAGTGTCTACGGTAGTGACCTTGCCACCAAACACAGCCCCCATCGTCTTTCCGAGAACCTTGCTGACGAAACCGCCAGTCATCTTGTCCAGGGCGAGACCAATCACCCCGCCGGTCAGCGCAACACCCAGCGTCGAATTGCCAAACTCCTCTGCGCCGCCCTTGCTGCCCGGCGATAGGTCGCCAGTCAGAGTTCCGCTGCGCACCAGCAGATTCCCGAGGCCGGCGATATTGCTCTCGATACTGCGCAGAGCATCCAGCATTCCAGCTGTGTGACTAAGTTCGATGTCCGAGTTGTCGGCCAGGAGTTCCATGGCCTCAGCAATGGAATCGGATTTTGCTTTGCTGTCACCCAATACAGAGCCCGAGCCCACTGCGGCCTGGCGATCCTTTGCCGACTGTCCGCCACCACCACCGCCTACACCGCCAATTGCGACACCCAGTCCCGTGACAATCGCTGCCATGGCGGCCATTCGGCCGAACGCGGTATACGGGTCACCGGTACCCTGGTTCAGGACGGCGGCAATACCTTTCGGCACCAGCTCCGCCAACGTCATTGCCAGCTCCGCCGCATGGAACACCTTCGATACCGCCATCAGGGCTTGATAACCCTTGCTCTGCTCTCCGAAGAAGCCGGCCGCTGCGCTGGCCATGTCACCATAGCCGGCCAAGCGGTTCTTGGTTTCCATGTCGCTCAGCGCGGCCATGTCCTCCATATACTTCTTCTCGGTGACCAAGCCATTCAGGTAGGCATTGGCAGCGTTGCCCCGCTGCTTGGCAATCTCCGCCTGGCGCTGGCCAAAGTCCTCCAGCGTGCTGGTCAATTTCGACATGGCGCCGCCGGCAGTGCCGAAGGCATCACGCAGCGCATTGCCGAAGCTCTTGGCTTTGGCAGGATCAAGGAACGCATTCAGCTCGTCCAAGCTCTTCTTGGCCGCTTGCCGCTCTTCCACCCTTGATGCCGCAGCGCTGCTTCGGCGCTTGGCATCGATGAGGCGTTCCAATGCCTGGATCTCATCCAGGGTCAAGCCCAGGTCGGAGCGCTGGGCCAGTTGAGCTTCCAGCCGCGCCAGCCCCGCCGACTCGATCTCGGCGGTCGTCAGGCCAATACTTTCTGCCAGCGCTTCATTTCGCACCGCCTCGTTGATGGCGTCTTGTACCGCCTTGGCGCTATCAGCGGCGAGCTGCTTGTTCAGCGCAGCGAGGCTTTCGCGGCCGGCGATAATGCGTTGATCTGCATCCAGCTGTGCCAATCCGGCGGCCAGCAGGGCGAACTCGTCGTCTGTCAATTTGACCGTGCCCTCCGCACGACCGCGAATGATGCCCGCAAGCTCCTTTTCGGAGGCGCTTAGCGAACGACCAAGCGCGATTTCACGCTCGGCCAGCGCCAGGCGCTGCTGCAGGGCCTTGTTCAAACCCTCGTAGTCGCCCCGCACTTGGGATGGCGACGAGCCGCCGCTGTCCTTCGAGCCGTAAGACAAGCCAGCTTTGGCGCCACCGCCGTCGCCGGCTGGAGCGCTAGCACCCGCCGACTTCCGGTCTGCGATGCGCTTAAGCATCGCCTGCTCCAATTCATTGGCCGGTTTGTTCCAGAGGTCGTCCCACTTCTTGTTCGCATCCTCCAGCACCGCGTTGCGCTCTGCCAGGGCTTTACGAATGTCAGCAATGGGATCGCCACCTAGCGCGACCTTCCTGGCTACTGCCACCGGATTTGCGTTCTCCATGACCTCGGCGGCGAAGCTGATGTCGGCCCCTACCACCTTGAAGCTGCCACTGATGGCCGAGAACAGTCGCGGCAGCAGCTGCGCCACGTCTACAACACGCGCAAGTCCAACCGCCAGATCGTCGGCCCAGTTCGTCACATCGCTGCCGGCCAGGTCATTCGCCTTGCCGGCGGATTCAGTGAAGACCTCCACCAGGTCGTTCATTGCCGGCAATGCGCCGGCAGCAATCTGCGACACCAGCGCTTCGAACTTGGCGCGCGTCATGCCCAACTGATCCTGGAACTTCGACGCATTTGCAGCAGCTTCGGCGCTCGCACCCTGGAACTTGTCGACGCTCTCCGCTACGTCGTTCATGTAAGGCAGCAGGTCCGCACCCGACTTACCAAGCAGGTCCGTCACCAGGGCGGCCTTGGCGGCGCCGTCTTCGTAGCCGGCGAGGCGCTTTGCAGCCTCCACGAATACCTCCGAGGGGTCGCGCAGCTTGCCGGCGGAATCCTTCGCGGAAACACCGAGCGCCCGGAGCGCTTTGTTGGTCTTGTTGCTGTCGTCATCGACGGCCGCCATGCCCTTGGCCAGCTTCGCCAGAGCGCTGTCAACGCCGGCGAAGTCGTGACCGAAGGCGCTGGCGACTTGCTGCAGTCGCGAGAGGTTTTCGACCGATGCACCGGTCTTTTGGTTCAGGTCGTCTAGCTGTGCGAGGTTGTCCACCGAACGATTCAGCGAATCCAGTGCGGCGTTAACCGAGATGACGGCCGCCACAGCGCCAACGGCGCCTGTGACCATGCTGCTCATGAAGTCCTTACCAGCGCTCGCAGCGGTATCGAAATGCTGCTGCGCACGCTGGGCGAACTTCAGTGCTGCCTGGTCGGACTTGTCCAGACCTTTCGTATACTCCGCATATTCCAGCGCGAGTTTGACCACCAACGATCCAAGTGCAGACATGGGATTTCCAATGAAGAAGTGTGCCCTCTGTCGGGCTGGGTGTAAGGCTAGGAGCGCTCGTTAAGAACGGGCAACGCGGCGCGCTCCATGACGCGTAGGTCTTGAAAGACCGAACGCCACTCTGTAGCTGGCACCTGCTCAAGGCGAAAAACTGCTTCGAGCGAGACATAGTCGAGGCCCACATATAAGGCGTCGGCGGCGCCGGCAATGAGCTTCCATTGGGTTGCCAGCGCGGTGAAGACGCTCACTGCCTGCCAGTTCTCCTCGAAGACCAGGAAGTCCTCGTCCGCCGCATTGGAAGTCGACGCCGCCGCTTCCGCCATGGCGATCACGTCGGCCGGAGCCTCCAGCGCCCTGAGCTGATCGACGACATCGGTATCGATCTGGCGAGCAGGCGGCCGCTCACCAGCCCAATACCGGGCCGCCTCGATCAGTTTTTTTCCTTCGCCTTGTAGATCGAGCCCCAGAAGGCGTCCGCCATGGCGAACAGGGCATGAGGAATCGCCAGCAGCGCTTCCAGCGTGGCCGGATTAAACGGGACTTCGGTGCCGTCACCATCGACCAGGCCGGAGACGCCGACCACAACGGCGCGCTGCACGTCGATCTGCGGCAGCTTGCGCAGCTCGTCAACGCGTTCCATCGACACGCGCTTGTATTCGACGGTGAATTCCGACTTATCGTTACGACCGTTTTCGTTGGGTACTTCCACCGCCACTTTTACGCGATAGGTTGGGGTCAGTGCGATCTTGAATGCCATGTTGCGGTTTCCTTTTTTATGAATAGAAAAGGCCCGCTATTTGCGGGCCCTGGGGGGGATGTGGGTGCTTAGCGGACGGTCAGGACGAGCTCGTCGTTGCCAGTGTTGGGTTGGATATCCAGCTTCGTGGTCAGCATCACAATGCCATCGCTATCGCTGAACGACGGGTCCAGAACTTGCACTTTCGGCGCCGCCAGTTCAACGATGTTGCCGGCGGTCTTGCCGTGGATTACGGACAGGGTGCCCAGCGTGCCTTTCTCGATCGTCGTGTACCAGTCCTTGGTGGCGACCGTATCGAGTTCCATCACGAAAGAGCCGGTAGGCTGGCGATCCGGGATTTCGATGCCTTCGACACCGATCAGATTGCGGTAAACCAGCTGATTCGCCATATCCACGCTGATGCTCTGCACCTTGCCGGGAACACCATGCAGCGATGCCGTTGGGGTGTTTTGCTTGTTCACCGCCGCGGGGTCCTTGAAGCCCGAGTAATCAACGCCAACAGGCAGCGTAGCGTCGGTCGGCGTGCTATACAGGCCGATGAATTTGAACTTCATGACCGGAATACCCTTGGCGTTCAGCTCGAAGCTGACCGTGCCCTTCGCATCAGTCATCTTGTACAGCACGCCATCGAGGTTGTAGTGCAGCGTCACGAACTCCATCGAGTTCGATACCGGCGCGTAAGCCACGCTGGTTCCGGCCGTGATGGTTTCGCTGAAGGCAGCGCCCCGCAGGAGGACCCCATACTTGGGTGCGGTCCCGGCGGCACCAGCGCCGGCCAGCTCCACTTCGAAGCTGATCTCGGCATGAATCGCGACAGGAACGCTACCCATATTGCCCAGGTAGGGCTTGATATTGTTGCGCTTTGCAAACTCGGCCGACACCGGCTGAGCGGAAATGTTCATCGCCATGATCGCGTTTGCCGCGCCGGTCGGCTCCGCGTCGGTACCGGCGACGGGCTGCAGTTTGACCAGAAGCACCGCGTTACGAGTTTTCTTGCTCATTGCTCACCTTTCCTTCGTTCTTGTGGAATTCCTGCGTTTCCTGGCTGGGAACGCGCGCACCTGTCGCGGGGTCCAGCGTGTAGCTGCCGCCTTTGCCGGCATAAGGGTCCGTCGCCGGCGGCGCCGGGATAGCCGCAGGTTCTGCGGCTGTCTTCGTTTTCATTTCGCTCTCCAAAAGAAAAAGGCCCGCTAACGGGCCTGGTTGATGTTCTGCTGCGCGTTATCGTCGCGTGCGGAGCCGGAAGTTCTGGACGTAGGCGTACACCCCTGCCTCGCCCTGGAAGTCAGCGTCGCCCGAGAATTCGTCGCCCATGAAGCCCTCAAGCGCCTCCATGGCCGACCGGATCTGCGGCTTCAACTCATGGATCTCGCGCTTGCTGCGCGCGAGCGTCGTCACCACGATGTCGTGCTGATCGTATCCACCACCCAGCACCCAGCCCGGCTCTGGCGTCGAATTCACTTCGAACACGAGAGCCGGCCAGGTTGGTCTATCTGGCAGCTCCACCGAATGTGTGTTTTGCAGCACCGCCAGCAGCGCGGCGTACACAATTTCGTCTACGGTCATTTGGCGTTTGCCCTCCTTATCGCAGCCTCAAGCCGCCGCGCCATGGCGTCGATTGCATCCTGCTGGCGGTTCTCCAGGCCCGGAGCAATGAATGGCGTCGCGTCCACGCGCCTGGTCGCACCTCCACGTTTTCGCCGGCCATTACCTGCATACACGTTTCGCCCCTTCTCCAGGAACCACCAGTAGAAGGGATCGTTGACATACACGCTGGTCACGCGGCCGTTCTTACCCACCACCAGCTTCTTCGGCGAGTTCCTGCCCATCGCGCGACCATGCCGCACGCCCAAGTTGTACTGAGCGACGCCAGCAGGCGTTCGCTCGCGCTTGATTACGATGTTCTGGATCAGCGCCCCGGTGAGGCGCAAGCCTTGCGCTTGCGCCAGAGAGCGCGCTTCCTTGCGAAGCACGCCGCCAGCTGCAGCAACCATCAGCCGGGAAGTACGGAGGTGCATGTCGGCGCCGAGGCTACGGAATGCGCCGCGCAGCTCAGCCAACCCTGATAGGTTATTCAACATCAGAACGCCCCCAATGGGAGCGACACGCAAGTTAGGATCAACACCCGGTTATCGAATCCGACGTTCTCGACATGCTTTACCTCATACGCTGCACCGCGAAAAATGATTCGATCATCAACCTCGACGTTGACCCCGAACCGCACCTTGACCGGAACCGTCGCGATCGATTCTTCGCCGCCCTGCGTAGTCTGTCGCCGCCTGGTAAGCGACGGCGGAGCCACGCCGGCCCACACCTCGGCAACCACGGGCCAACTTTCCACGTTGCCGCCGTAACTGTCCTTCGCGACAGATTTGCGCTGGATTGTTATGCGCTTATTCAGCTCCCGCGCCAGATTCATCAATCGAACCTCCGGTAGGGATCGAGCAGGCTTTCGACAAAGCTTGTGTGCACATTCTCGCGCTCCGCACCTGTCGAAGGATCAAACTGCTCGCCAAGCTTCGCCAACAGGTACAGACGAAGATCGTCCGGGGTTTTCGATGAGTCTTCGCCGTAGCCGCACTTGACGGTGATGACGACTGCTCCATCGGCGGCAATAGTTGCCGGCCACTGCCGCCCAACCGCTGGGCGCAAGTAGGTGTCGTACTCTTGGCGGACCAGCCGGTAATCGCCGACGGCAAGTTGACGCAATGTCCCATCCGGATCGGTGTACTCGACCCTCACAACATCCAAGACAGGGTGCGGCAGTCGGAATTCTGGATAGAAGCCACCGAAGGTTCCTTCCCAGCTTTGGAGCATCAGGCATTGACCGATACGTCGTTCGAGGGCAGCAGTGATACCCTTTAGCCATCCTTCGATGCGGGCGTCCAGGTCAGTGCCATCTACGCCCATGTTTTCAGCTGCGGTGCGAACGTCGACGGGCAGGACGGTTGGCGCCGCAGTTCGCACGAAGCTCATTTGTCCGCCGCCTTCTGTTGACGAGCTGCGCGTTTAGGCACTTCCGGGGCCGTACTGTTGCCCGCGCCCTTGTTTTCCTCGCCACTATCGTCTGCAGTCGGGGCCGCGTCAGTTACGTATTCCGCAGCACCGCAGTCGTCGACGAGGTGTGCTGCGAAGTCAGACGAGGTGCGCAGTTGCGCGCCCTCGACCAGTGTCCCATACTCTGCCGTGATCGTGGTTTTCAGGATCTTCACTTTGACCTGGTTCATTCTGTTCTCCTGTGCAGACGTCTGCACAAAAATGGCCAGCCTGTTTCGCCAGGCCAGCCGGGTTGGCGATTAGGCAGGTACCAGGTCGCCGTAGCGGCAACCGATTGGCTTGTCCACGGTTTGCGCCAGGCGGCGTTCAGCGCGGATCGTCACCAGGCCACTGGTGAAGTTATCGCCGTCCGAATCGGACAGGTCCAGGGCGATACCTTCGCGGTAGTGCAATGTCACGGCTTGGCGCAGCGCACCCACCCAGACCTTGCCGGCCGCCATGGCGGTGCTGGCGACCACTGGCAGGCCGAACAGCATCGGTACAACGTTTGCTCCAGGATCGCCCAGCAGATAGCGGCCAGTGTTGTCTTTTGCCAGGCGCAGAGTCCACCAGTCCGCAGTATTCAAGATGATGACCTCAGCAGGATTGTCCGCCGCCGCGCAATCGCCGATCATCTTGCCAATCACATCGAAGCGGTTGTTCGCCAGGCCCAGCGCAGTCAGGGACGCGGCGGTGTAGCCATGGGCAACGAAGTTGCCGGCGACCGTCAAGCCGGAAATGTTCGGCGAAGCGCCGTTGCCGGCGATGATCTGGTTCTCGACACGCAGATTGACCCCGTAGACCATGCGGCGGTTGATGTACGCAGCCAGCGCTGCGTTGTCCATAGCCAACTGGCGCGAGATCTTGATCCAGTGCGCTACGGTCGACACCGGCATGGTGCCGGGCGTAAAGGTGATCGAGGATTGCGGCATAGCCGAACCTTCGGTCGTTTCGGCTGCGGCATTGGTGAAGACGTTCTCGCGCACCCAGTCGATAGCATTACTGGTCGTTGGGATCTTCGTCATCAGGTCTTCCAGCGTGAATACGCGGAAGGCGCCTTCGATGATCGATGGCCGGCGCTCGGAGAAGGTGTTCCCGACCGTGTTGGTCACGGTATTCTTCACCTCCACGCGAGTCTTGACGCGGCCGTCCTGCTTGCAGAAGGTCTCGTAATTTGCGTGCTTGGTGAACAACGAGCCCACGCTTTCGTCAGCGGGTTCGTCGTCTTTAATCGCCGCGCCCTTTTGCTCCAGCTGCAGCAGCCGATCAGCCAGCGCGCGCTGCTCGACGCCCAAGTTGTCGAGGGCAGTTTTCGTGTCGGAGCTGACCTTGCCGAGGCTCTTGATTTCCTCCGTCGCTTTGTCGGAGAGAGAGGTCATCTTTGCCTCAATGCCGTCCAGCGCCTTCATGATGTTCTGAGCATCAATCTCGCCGGACATCAGCAAGGCAGCGGACATGCCCAGGCCGCTCATTGCCTCCGGGCCGCCGAACATTGCTTGCACATCTACACCGCATGCCTGCGCCAGGCCTGCGCTAACTGCCAGGGCCATCAGTACAGCTGCACGCACCGGTACGCCGAATACACTTCGTTTCATATTTGCCTTTCAAGAAATAAAAAACCACCCGAAGGCGGCCGAGAGGAATTGTTGAACAGCTATTGCGCCAAGCGCTGGAGACGCTCAAGCACCACACCAGCGGTCTTTGCATCGAGACCTGGCACCGAGGCATCCCGCCCGGTGTAGATCTGTCGTGCACGGGAGGCGACCGCCACTGCCCCCTTCTTGCTCAGCCCTGCATCCCGCAGCAGCCGTTCAAAATCACGCTCCGTATTGCACTCAGCGAGCGCCAGGTCGAAATCTTCGCTTTTAACCGAATCGAAGTTAATCCTCGCTGCGCCGTCCGCAGGAAATACGACCGGGGAAATTTCCATCAGGCGCGACCATTTCCGGATAACGCGACCAGTTTCGGTTTCGTCGTAGTCGCCTTTGTTCACGTAGCCGCCGATGGAGAGCCCATCGAGCGTCCCGTGTTTCATCGCTGCGCGCACGTCCGATGCAAGGGATAGGCCCTGCGTCAACTCGCCCTCGGCGAACAGACCGTAGTCGTCCTCCTTCAACAGAGTGAATTTCCCGATTGGCATCCGCCATTCATGGTTGAAGAACATCTTCGGCTTTATGGCGCGCAACGTTGACGCAAAGGCGCCTTTCACAATCGTATCGCCGTAGCTGTCAACGCCACCGAACACCGAGGCGTAGCCGGCAAACTTCCAGCTCTCCCCTTCCATCTTCAGGTCAACCAGATCCAGGTTGAGCATTTTCCGAAACAGCATTTGTTCTCCTTACTGTGCAATGTTGTCGCCATTCCCGCCGCTCGCGGGCCGCACCCGCCCGAGCATGGAGAGCGGGACAAGGTTCGACTGTGCCGTCAGCACATCGGCCTCGGGGCGGTATGGCCACCCTTCGAACTGGCGCACCTCGGCACGGGTCAGGATTCCGTTCTGGACGTTCTTGGCGTTGATTTCCGCCCGATCCTTAGGGGATGCCCGCAGCAGCGCGTCGAGCGAGAACTCAACGCTCAGTGCCGCACGCTGGCGCGGGGTCAGAACGCAGCGCCGGATTGCCTGGGCAAGGCTGACCATCAACGGCGCCAGGCTGAAGATGTACCATCCCTCACGAATCTCCGCGATGCCCGATCCCCATGCGGTGACATTCGCATGGTGAACGAGCACCGGAGGAACATCGAACCACCGGCAAAGCTCCTCAACGCCATAACGCCGCGTCTCCAGCAACTGCTGCTCGGCAGGCGACATGGTGATCTGCTGGTATTTCATGTTCGCTTCGAGCAGGTGAAGGCGATTTACCGTCCCTTCAGCCATGCCCTCGAAGTTGCGTCGCACCGCGGCGCGCTGGACATCGTTCAACACCTTATCGATCATCAGCACACCGGTCGGCTTGCCGCCGGAACCGAAGATCTTGCTGGCATCGTTCTGCGCCTTGGCCGCCTCGTCCAACGTTGGCCGCATGAATTCCAGCTTGCGCAGGCCGATAGTCCCGTTCCCCAAGTTCTTCAGGTGCAGGACGTTTTCAGCGGCAAGGACCGCCACGTTGGCGCCGAGCGTATATTCATAGATCACCGAACCGTCCGAGAGGATCTTCTGTTCAACCTGGTCAGCCGGCATCGGCCACAAAGCCAGTGCCTCGCCGTTGCTATCCCGGTCGATCCTGGCATAGCCATTGCCGCGCAAATCGTGGTTCATCATCAACGCCCGCCAGAACTCATAAGGCGTCATGCGGGTGTTCGGCGAGTCGTGCAGCAGCTGGTACAGGCGTTCCGTACGGGCCAGCACTTTCTCGCCATTCGTCTGCTGGCGGTACACGAAGCAGGGTAGGCTCGCCACGGTCGACGCTCGGCGATCAACGCAAGCCCAGACGGTGCTGACCTGCAGCGCCCCATCGACGTTGACATGCGATGCGTCTGGCACCAGGGCACTGCCTGGCAGCGCGTCCTGTACGCCGATCTTGTCGGCCAGCGCGCCGCCGCGCCCCCAGATGGAGCGAAACGATTTCAAAATATTCATGTCCGTATCGGTGAGTTGAGGAAGTCGTCCATATCGCCCTGCAGCTCTTCGCCAGCGAATGCGCGACTTAAAGCCATCACTGTGGCCACGACGCCATCGATGCGCCCATTGGCGTTCGACTTCTTTTTGTCGGGCCTGAAGTTGCCATTCGAATCGAACAGCAACGCGGTATTGCCGGCACACCAGCGCAATACTGGATTCCCCCCATGGCGGAGCCGCTTGCCGTACACCAGCTGCTCAAGCGCTTTGCTGCCTGGGTACATCCCGCCCGTGTTCTGCGGAACTTCGACCAGGGGCACGCCGGCATCGAGCAGTTCATTGGCGAGCTGCAAAGCGTTCCAGCGATCAAAGCCAATCTCGGCGATGTCGTAGTCACGCACCGCCTGCAGGATGCGCTCACGTACCGGGCCGTAGTCGGTCACGTTGCCCTCTGTCGCCGTAAGCCAGCCTGCGCGGCGCCACGCCTCGTAGGGGGCCGCATCGTCGGCCGATTGGGCGGCGATCTTCTCCTCCGGACACCAGAACCACACAAGGACGTACCATTCCCCGCCCTCCTCGTCCGGCGGAAAGACCAAGGAGAAAGCCGTCAGGTCGCGCGTCGAACCAAGGTCTAGACCGCCGAAGCAGCGGCGGCCCAGCAACACACGAGGATCGAGCTTCTTACCTCCAGCGTCCCACACGTTCATGTCGAACCATCCGTCGGCGCTGTTGCACCAGATGTTCAAGTCCTTTGTCAGGAAGTTGACCATGGCGCCGGGCATCGCAGCAGCTTTGCGCGCCTGCGTGCGCAAATACTCAACCGTCTTGGACCTACCCAAGCCAGGATTGGCCTTGATCCAGTTGCGCTCATCGAAAGGGTCATCGTCCAGGTCGAGCGTGTAGATATAGCCAAAGTACGTATCGTCAACGCGCTTGCCTTCCAGAACCGAGATCAGGTAAGCCCGCTGCTCGGTACAGATGCCGTCCAAGATAAAGCCCGCCGTCGTGATGGCGGAGAGCAGTGGCTGGTCCCGCGCGCCCAGCGCGGACTCCATGACATCCCAGACATCGCGATGCTTCTGTGCGTGCAGTTCGTCGAACAGGATGGCGGACGGGTTCAGGCCGTCCAGGTTCTCCGCGTTCGCTGGAAGCGGCAGAAACACCGAATTGTCGTCCAACTCGACCTTCTCATGATTCATGCCGGCGAAGATCTTGAACGAGCGCGCCACCCCGGCTGACCTTTTCACCCAGCGTCGGATATTGTCAAACGCCGGCTTGAAGACCGTCATCGCCTGGTTGCGCGTTGTCGCTACCGCGTACACCTCGGCGCCGGTCTCGCCATCCATCGAAAAGAGGTAGGCGCCCTGCGGCCCTTTCCAGGTTGACTTGCCGTTCTTACGTGCCACCTCTTCATAGGCGCGGCTGAATCGGCGCATGCCATCGGACTGGCGCCGCCAGCCGTACAGCACCGCTGTCCAAAACTTCTGCCAGGGGTCGAGCAAGATAGGCTTGCCGGCCAGCGGTCCCTTGATGTGGACGAAGAACCGCTCGATGTAGTGGATGATGTGCCAGCCGTAGGCCGGCACGAACACAAAGCCGCGCTTGTACGCATCCCGCAGATCCTGGTAGTGCCGCAGCACTGCCAGGTAGACATACTTGCCGGTGACAATCTCGCCACGCAGCACCGGCAGACCATACTGTTGGTCCCATTCCTCCAGCTGGGGCGGTATCAGCTCATCGAGCCTCTTCCTGGTGAGCTGGTAGCGTGGCTTACGAGGCTTGCGAACAGGTCGTCCTGCTGCCCTTGCACGCCCGTGTCCTTGCGGACCCTTGCCAGTGAAGGAATCGTTAAACATGCTTTCGGCAGCCATTGGCCCAGCTCCATCTTAAGACGCTTCTCGTCGTCGGCCCATGGCGTCGGCGTGGCCCAACCAGTCTTTGAAATTTGCACGCGACCGTTCGCCTCGCACTGCTCGCGCGCCCGCATCCAGTCGATAAAGGTGCGCACGATCACGGCAATGGGCATCCCGGCCGTCAAGTGCTCAATTCCAGCGGCGCGCAGCGACTCGCAAATGTAGTCATACACCTGCCGCTCCTGCTCGCTCAGCCCGATCGCCGGCGGCGGATCAGGCGATGTGACTGGCCCAGCGTTGATAATGGCCGCGCCGCCGACCGCCGGCAGCGTAGTTTCAAACTGATTTTTGAGATCCATATTCGATACCGGGCCGCCTGAGGCGGCGACTGATGTATGTAGAGGTGAGGGACGCCGATGAGGAGGCGGCTGGCCATTTAGAAGCTGCCCGATGTTTGATTTTGATCAAAGACCAGTACGATGAACTCGCTACCCTCACGGCATGGTCTACTTCGATTCAGGGTCCTATTCCAGGAACAGCTATGCGCGCTTTCGCTACAGCGTCGCAATCGAGCGATTCGTTTCGTCACCGACGAAAGTCGGGCGGGGAACGTCGCTGAAATGGGCACGGGCATGGCTGCTTATCGTTGGCCGACCTGAAAGCCAGCATCTACGAGGCAGCTCCAGGCAAGCTGATCAAACCCCGGGGGGGTAGTTTTCTCTCCGCGGAAAAATGCGCCTAAGCTGACGGTTTCCGCTGATCGCACTTGGACTTTTGACCCGCCCTCCCCCCCCGAAGTTCAAAGATCCGAAGAGTTCAAGGTTAAAATTGCCGGCACATCTCTATAAAACCGAAGATCCCATGGCCGAAAACATCTTTGCAGAACTGGCAGAGTTCGAGAAAAAAATCGGACTTCCTGAAGGCTTTTACAATGCTCTACTTGCGGAGGACGACTGGAGCTTTGTGATCAAGTTAAACGCGTTATTCGAAGCAGCGGCGACGCATGCTTTGGTCGCTCGATTAGACACACCTGAGCTCCTGGATACGCTCTCCCTCTTGGACTTTGCCCGGAAAGATTGCGGCAAAATCAAGCTTTTGACGAAATTGGATATCATCAGCCCGAAACAGGCTAAGTGCTTGCAAAGACTTGCGGAGCTACGTAATGACCTCGCACACGGCATCCAGAATGTTACGTTTAACTTCAAAGAATATTTCGCGAAGGCAGACTCCAACCAACGAAAGAACATCGTTACAGATTTCGGTCACGGCCTTTACGACCATCTTCCGCTCACAGAGACGGTTAAGGTATCTAAATCTCAATTCGTCGAATTGGATACGAAGCAAGCGCTCTGGCTAACCGCACTAGAGATCCTTGCCTGCATGCACTTAGAGTACGAACGGACAGAAGTGCGAAAGCTTCAGCTTGCCGTCAGTCGTCAAGCGATCCAGGCTACCGGTCTCTTTAGCTTTATCGCTGAACACGGCATCCAAAAAGCCGACCACTAAAGCGCTTACTTGCGTGGCTCACACTTCATCCATCGGCCGCGCCCCGACTCTGCCAGACTCTTCACTTTGTGGCAGTCATCGCACAACGCCTGCTCGTTGGTCTCATCATCTGCACCACCTTCAGCGAGAGGCACGATGTGGTCGCGCTGCGTGGCAGCGGTCACGCGGCCTTGTCGCTTGCACTCTTCACACAGCGGACAACGCTGGAACAATGCAGCGCGCATAGCCTGCAACTTGCGGCCAGTGATTCGCTTAGTCGGCGTCGCCTTCGTCCACGCAGCACGCGGGTGGGCGGCACAACGCCCACTCCCGTCGCGCACCAGGGTGGAACAACCAGACGCGCTGCATGGCCGTGGAGCAGAGACGGGCATATAGACTCCATGTGCAGACGTCTGCACGCTTGTTAGAACCGCTCGATGCACCCGGATATAGCAATCCGCAAATGAAAAAGCCCGCACAGTGGCGGGCCTTGGCTACCTGTCTCACTTCAGACGAACGCGCGCCTCCACACGGGAGACGCCTATTCGGCTGAAGGCACGGTTATACCGGCGGACAAGTTGTAGGCGAATAGTAATGGCAACCTAAGGAAGTTTTCAAGCCCCTTAGGATACTTATTGGAACCTGTTGGCACTTCCTGACACATGGGCGCAGCGGATCGAATCGGCGCTTCCCAGCAAAGCCAGCACTCCTTCCAAACTTCGCTCCGCCTTCGCGATAACCAACGGAACATGGCGCCCACGAACACCGCATAGAAAGCGCCTGATTTGATCCGCTGGCCAGCGGTAGATGTAAAGCGCCTTCAGTGCTTGGCGCTCGTTATAGTCGCCCAAGGAACGCCACGCGGCCTCTACCAACCATCCGTCCAGTTCATCCGCCGACACCAGCGGGCTGAGTGGTTTGATCTTCTCGCTTAGTACTTCCTCTGCCGGCGGCGCCTCATCGGTACGAAGGCTCACGTACAGCTTTGCCCAGCCGGCGCAGTATTGCGCTGAACCGCCTGTTGGCCCCATCACAACCTTGCGCCAGTTCGCCAGTCGCGCCTGAAGCGCGCGGCGATCAACTGACGCCCCAGCGTTTGCGCATAACGAGCGCCGTGGCACCACCGGCTCAGCGTGCCGTACTTCTTCAACAAACACCACTCCATCCACTTCAATTTCGACGCCCATTCGATACCTTTCGCTATTTGCCCGTTTTTCGCCCACCGCCAACACCGTCAACACTACCCCCCACATCGCCAGCCCTTGAATTTCCTAGCTTTGTTGACTGTATTGACAGTATTGACAGTAAAAATCAAATCACTCAAAAAAATTCCGCCAATCTCATGCTATTTCTAGCGCCCTTCGTGCGCGCGTGGACCTCAAATAAACCACCAATACTGTCAACACCCCCCACAAACCTAGTATCTATGCGGGTTTGCGATGTGGACGGTTGTTGCCTATGTGGACGGTATACCCTCCATATCGCCGACATCGCGACGCCGGTACTTCTGGAACGCCGATTCGAATGCTGCGCAGGCGTCCTCTGCCCAGTCGCGCAAGCTCTTGCCGTCCGGCTGCTCGCCAATCAGGAACACGATGCGCTGCTTCACCACGCTGCCGTACCCATACTTGATCGGCAGTTTGCGCAGAGTCGTGCCGGCATAGCGCTCAACCTGCGGGCTGAATGTAGTCATCGTGGTGAACTTCGATTCGCCCGAACGCGAACACCAGACCTGGAACGCGTCGTATAGCTGCTGCACGCCTACGGTATGGAACGGCAGCGGGAGCAAGCCGTTCGCCCACTCGCGATAGAAGCGTTCTGCCGGAGCCAGGCTCTTCTCGATCAGACGGTCTTTCGCGTCGTTATAGATCGGCTTCGTATGCTCATTGAAGTCGCCCATGTCCAGCTCATGCATCAGGTAGTAGTAGAACGCCTCGATGCCACCAGCTGCGATCTCCTCGGCCACGCTGACGTAGAACTCGCGGTCAAGCGCTGGCGGCGTCCAGATCACCAGGTAACGGCGGTCAGTTTTGTCCAAGGCCAGCGGAACCAGCTCGTTCGAGAGGAACACGAAGTTCATCTGGTTGCGCTCGCTATGTTCTGGCAGCCCCTTCGGGTTGATGATGATCGAGTCACCCGAGATCAGGTACTTCAGCTTGCCCTTCATCTGCTTCAGCTCGGCGCGCGTCACCACCTCATCGGCCACCATGAACAACTTCATGCTGGCCCAATCGTTGAAGTTCGCCTCCAGCTGCGCGTTGCCGATCACATACCCGTACTCGCCATAGATGGCCTTGACGACCTTCTCGAAGAAGAAGTTCTTACCAGAGCCCTCGTCGCCATGCATGATGATCGAGGTTTCCATCTTGGCGCCAGGATTGCGCAAAGGGTACGCCAGCCAACGCGCAATCCAGTCGTACAACTCTTCGTTGCCGTCGACCAGGTGCATGAGCAGCGTTTGAATCTTGAGGCAGTTACCCTGCTTCGGCTTCATCTTCCATCCGCTGAACAGATTGAGCGTCGCAGTAGGCCCGCTTTCGGCTGGGCTGGGCGTTTCCGTTGGATCGAAGACGATGTTCTTCTTCAGAACCCAGCTACGCGCCGCGCCGCTCCAGAACTTCATAACATCTGAGTTCTGGACGATTGTGCGCATTGCAGAGAGCTTCATGAGCATGCGCTGGCGCCGGTCCCACACCAAGTCCTCACCATAGATCAGGACGAAGTTTTCGCAGACATCTTCGACTTGGCGCCAATGCTCGTCGCCGTATTCCTTTTTCGGTTTCTCTTTGCGCTTGCGCGCCTCCCCCTCCCCCCCAGGGAAAAGCGGAGCGCTTTCGCCGTACTCCAGGACGTCAGTAGCAGCAGGCGGCAAGGCTTCCTCCACGTCCTGCGCGATAACCGACGCCACGGCGGCATCGAAGTCCGCGCCCTCTCCGGCTGCAACCTCCATATCGGGGGTCTCTACCCCCGCCGATCTTACTTCCTCCCCTCGCGGAGCTTGCTCCGCGCTGGATACCGCCGCCCCTTCCCTTCCAGGGGGAGGGGGGGA